GATTGCTTCAGGTTCTAATACCAAATCATCATCAAATTCTAACCCAGCCTGTTCAGCAAGTTCTCGAATTCGTTCGTTCATCAAAACTCCTCATAACCTTTACCAAAACCAATATAGACTCTCACCTTGAACAAATCAATATGAAGCGACCAGACATGCTCGAGTTTATAGCCACCTGCAATGCCAATGCTAAAGTAATTTAACGGCATAAAAGAAATACGAAATCTATCACCACTACCCATTATTCTCTCCATTTAGTTAAGACTTGCAGACATTCGAATTCACCATAGGTCATTGAGAAATGTCTCTCGTTGATTGTCACGTCGAATCCTTCTCCATTATACCACTCGGTGACCTCCATGAAATCATCTTGTTTTGCCAGATGATCGTAGGGTTTCAATTCCGAGAAGGTGGACTTGCGTGTGTAGGTTTTCATTTTCTATTCTCCAGTAGCCAGAGCAAATCTCTATACATTCCCATAAATCCTTCTGCAGCTGGTTTTAGAAACGCATATGGGATTGCCCATATTGGAAACGTAAGTGTAAGAAAGAATGCTAGGATTTTATTCTTCATGAGTTGTTATCCAGTTTCGATGGTTCGTCTTTCACCATCCAGGCATTCGCCTTGTTAAATTCCTCATCATCCATTATCGAATTATGCAGAGCCATATACCCACAGTCCATACCACGAGTATACATATCTGGACCAAAGCCAAAGATATCATAGAGAACATAACGATAACTTCCGTTTACCTTTATCTCACCTTCAAAGATACGTCTTACCACAGCATGAAACGCATCACATTTCTGCTCATAGGTTAGACTATCCCAGAAGTCATTGGCTGATTTCTCGTTGGCGATTCTTGCTTCTTCGAATGCCTTTGTTAGTTCATCATTATTCATAACACTTCTTATCGCCGAATTGTTCGTTGTACTCGTATCCAGCCATGTACTCAGTAATCTGTTCTGGAGTCATATCTCTACCTTCGACACGATCAGACTGAGCAGTGGCACCAACGTAGTAGTGAATGTCGATTCCACGACCATAGTAGGAATCAGCCGAACCACGATCGAATGGACCACCATGTCGATCATTGTATTCAATACCATTGTATGTAGTCATTTTACACAAACCTCCATTCCAAATTTACGATAGAAATCAATGGCGACTTTCATTGCGTCATTAAATTCTTTAGTTTCAGGTTCATATCCATACGCAAGGACATCTCTTTCAGACTGACGATACATCTGCATCTCTTGTTTTAATAGTTCAGGTGCGTTCATTTTAGTTAAATCGAGCAAACGCACAGGCGTAGATGTCAGAGGCATTCGGTTTGAAATTCCAGTGACCACGACGATCCTTAAACTTCTCGATGAAGTTCAGAGTGTTCTCTGCAGTCGGAGTCATAATCTTCGCACGAGTACCACGATAGGAAACGATGGCACGTTGCTTGGGGACATAGAAGTAATCGTTGAGAGACAGGTCAATCTTGCGACCACCATGGACGATCTGCTTGAGTTTGTATCCGTTCATCAGACCGATACCAGACATCATCACTGGGGTTGCCACATCAGAAAAAGTCACGTAATCGTATTTCATCATCATCTCCATTAAATCAAATCAACTTGCACATTGTAACCACGCCACGTACCAGCGAGACCGACAGCTGCAGTCTCATGGCGACGCTGCATTGCCAGAGCCATCATTGCATCCCAGACTGCGACACGCTGCTCAGTGTTACCGAACAGGTCGAATGCCATCTCTTTCACAGTGGTGAAGAACATGATGCCATTCAGAGTCACACGAAATTTCTGAGAGTTTTTAAAACCATCGATAATCACTTTCGTACGCATTATTTTACACTCCAAGGTTTCATCACAAACACGATCGATACAATTCCAAGAGCCAGAATCACATAGTCCATTATACAGTCTCCAGAGCACACTCAACCATATCCCAAGCCATGCCATCTGAGCCGAATCCGTACTCAGAAGCAAAGTCCATCGAGGACGATGCATATGCACGAGAGAAGTCCAGCGGAGTGGTCTTCATAAACTCGACCAACTCTTCAGTCGAGGAGAATTTTCCCAGAAGCATGTCGATGCCAGTATACAGCTCAACCTTACCATCACGTGCAGCTAGAAAATTCACAAACATCGTTTTCATTTCATTTCCTTTATCATTCATCATGTAGTTATTATGCCACAGATTGCAATAAAAGACAAGCCCCAATGGTAAAAACCCTACAAAATGTAGGGTTATTGTAAGTTGTTGATTTTACAGGAGTTTTTAGAACACATCTCTAGAGGGTTTCCAGTTGTCCCACTGGCTCTGCAACCATGCCTCTGCTTCCTCTTGAGAGTCGAAATATGGACTGCAAACTTTCTGCTCTTTATTTACGTAGAAATACGTAAAAGTGTGCATTCCTGGATCTCTATACTTGATCAGTTCCATTTTCTGTCTTCCACTGTAATGCTTCTTGTTCGCTTGGAAAGTATGGACTAATTACTGTATTTTCTTCGTCAATATAGAACCAAATCATCTTGTGAGTTCTACCATCTTTGTGTTTAACTAAAGTCATTTATATCTCCATAATTTTCTTTTTGCATCTCTCGATTTCGTCTTTGATTTTTAACTTTTGCTTCTTAACTTTTTCTACCTCAACATCAGAGACATTATCCAGGTACATGTCATGCACTTGTTTTTTAAGCACTTCAACTTTTTCTTGTAAAGAAACGATATGATGCTCCATTTTTTCTTTTTTAATCATAATAACCAATTCCCATTGAAGTCAGACAGGTATTCATTATACTCTCTTTTAAGCATCTCTTCAAATTCTTTTTTGAAATCTATACTATGTAATCTATCCATAGATTTGACTAGCTGATCATTGAATTGTGGAGATTTATTTGCTTTCCACTCTTCAAACGACAGTGGTTTTTCTAATGGCATTTGATAATTTTTAGGATTCATGATTTAATCCATTCCATTGCTTCTTCGTCTGTATAAAGAATTAGACCATCTTTTTCATACTCTAGAAAACAATGAAGGCAGACACATTTATATGCGACTGCCTTCATCCAACCATCTTCATTGATTGTCCACTCTTTAATCATAACATTTTTATGTTTATCGAAATCATCTTCACGATGACCACATGACAAAATAATCATAACGAAATTAAAACTTATTCAAATGTTACTGTGGCATCAATACCTAATTTTTGTGATGCTGATTCAACTAGTGCTTTCCATGCATCTGCAGATGTTTGATCTTCCCAAACACGAGTTCCACCCCAAGTCACACCATCGATCTTTTCACCATTACCATCAGTTTTCCCATTCGCTACTGCGTTTGATAGAAAATCTGCTTTTAGAATAGCCCACTGGGCATCGTGGGCTTCAGTGAACCCTGCGCCCCAAACTGTTTTTGTAGTTACTGACATAAAAATCTCCTTGTTGGAATTACTTCTTATTTATTAGTTAGGTCTTCTCGATATGGCATTCTTAATGGAGGACTTGCCAGAATCGCACGACCATCATACATCTCATTGTAATATTTACCATTCACATCAACATAATGCATAAATACCTGAATTTGTTTTTTACCAGTGTAAACTTCTCTCCAATGTGGACATTTAGTTCCCTGATAAACCATCATTGATCCTACTGGTAGAGAAACTGGCTTTCTTTCTCCTTTAAGATCTTGAATCCAGATGTCCCAAGGAACATCGTCAATAGAAATAGTCATTGTTGCAGAATATTCACAACTTGGTCGATCTTTATGTTCTTTCATCTCTGCTCCCTCATAATATATTCTGGCATATGAGTAAGTTGGATAGAGATGTTTACCAACCACAAATTCTACTGTAGGTACCATCATTTGTAACAATGCTTCAAATGGTAGTAGAGAATAATCGCCAAAACATTTATCGACAAGAGTATCATTGTGATGACCGATTTCTTGCGGTGGCAATCTATTCAAAAAGTAGTATGAATCTCTGTGCATATTCATACTCAATGCTAATAACTCTGCAGTTTCTTCAGAAATCGCTTCATCTACTACGTCATAACCATAATCTTCGAAATAAGTCATATCAATCCTAAAAATGTATCTTCGTCACATTCACCGCGACATGTAAGTTTACCACAAACAAAACATTTAAGTGGTTTCGGTATGTCTACTCTTCTGCCACGCTTCCACTCAGACAATTTAACGATAAGAATTTTCTTATCTTTGTAATATGGTAGCGTAAGAGTCATCATATCAGCTGCAGATTCTATAACGATCTCTTCATCCCAAGTTTCGCTGATAACTCGTTTGCCGTTTTCATAAACATTAACCTCAATCAGTCTAGACTCGTCATCAATCGTGTATGGATGTCTTAGTTTACCATTATCATTTAATGGTATAGACTCACCAGTCATTGTATCAAAAACGACACTCATAACAATTCATTTGGTACTTCTGGGCACTCTCCAGATTTCATTTGAAATGGTTTGATGTCTTCTGCTTGGACTTCACTGCCATACTTACTCATAATTTCAGAGTAAGCATCTTTGCCTTCTGCTTGGGCTAGTTTAGCAGTCATCGCGCATCTGAATACAATTCTCTGCGCAAATGCCTCGACATCAAATACAAGATCGTGCCACACTTTGGCACCATCTTCGTTTTTGTATGATTGATTGTATAATGTTTTAATCAACGGATGCATAATCTACCTCAGTTAAGTTATTCGTGTCCTAATGGATCCTCTGGTAATCCAGCCAATCTCTTTTGTCTTCTACCACGTGGTACATATTGTTTTCCTGGTCTGAGATCTGGTAGTAGTCCATCTCTTTTTGAATTGTAATAATTCATTGGACCATAATCGCGTGGTGCTTGTGAGTTCATTGTTTTACCTTCAATAAACTCACGAACAGAATTCCACTCTTCATCAGTCATTAACTCTCTTGGTGTTCTGAGGTTAAATGGTGGATATGGATTAGGGATGTCCCACCATGCTTCTGCTCTTGCTTTGTTACCATCCATCATTTCATATAGTCTCTGCCAAAGACCATTATCTTTGAAGTTGACGCTGAATGGATCAATTGTAGCCATTTACTATCTCCTTACACTGGTGCGACAGCAGAGTAAGGATAATGCCAGTACTCTCTGTTTCTATCGTTCTTGTATTCTTCATAACGAATAATAACAATACCTGAACCACCAGATCCACCAGCAAAACCAGCAGTAGCACCTGCTCCACCACCACCGAGTCCGTTTGTTCCGCTAGGTGCATTGGATCTTTGATGATAGTTTCTTGCAGTAGCACCACCGCCAGCACCACCAAGACCACCTAGTGTTCCACCGATTAGAGAACCGACTCCATGAATACCGTAGCTGTTAACGCAACCACCACCACCTCCGCCACCATAATAGACTGGCTGTCCAGTGATATTAGAAATAACTCCAATTCCACCATCTCCTGCTCTTTCTGGAATCACTGATGCGCCAGAATAACCTGGACCACCAGCACCTCCACCACCTCCAGCGTTTCCGTATGCATCTGCATTGCCACCAGCGAATCCTTGTCCACCAATGCCAACTGCGCCACCAGTCCACCCATAGCCACCGCCACCACCTGAAGAACCAATTTGAGCTGCTGCAGGATAATTTGGTGCACCACCATAGTTCTGATGACTAATCACACCAGAAGCACCAGCACCACCACCTCTAGCGATGATACCAAAAATAGAAGAGTCTCCACCATTTCTTGAATCTCTAAATGGTGCAGTAATTGTATTGTCCCAACCAGAAGAACCACCTGAGCCAACTCTCACTTCCCATGTTCCACTTGGAATATAAATGGATCCAGTAATTACTGCACCACCACCTCCACCACCTCCAGAATAGTCAGTGCGTGTTCCATCTTTAATTGGATAAGAAGAGTTATATCCGCCACCTCCACCGCCACCGCCACCAACAATTAAGTACTCTACAAGTCCACCGACTTGCATGTAAAGAGTGGTGCTAGAAGTAAATGTATGGAGTTTATAGTTTGTTGGTGCACCAAATTCTTTTTTCCAATAAGAAATTGATCCACCTTCAGCAATAACCTGAGAGTCTCGAAGCTGATTACTAACTTCGTTAGTTAAACCTGCTTGATTGATGCTTTGATTTAGATAGTTTACATCATATGTCCAGCCACCAGCTACGTTTTCAATAAGCCACTTTTCCAAGTCGCGAATATCGATATCGTTTAGAAGATCTTCTGGTGCTCTTAAATTAAATGGAGCATATGGCAGTGGAGTAACCCACCATCGTTCTATCTGTTCTTCTGTACCACCTTCGACTAGTTTTCTAGATCTAGCATAGAGAGCAGTATTTTTGAAATTTGGATTTTTTAGTTTTGTCATTTCAGCCAGAAACCCTTATATATTATTGTATATTTATAAGAGTTAGTCTTTGTTATCCAGCTCTTCTTTTTCTGCTAGTTCTAGGTCTTCTGTCACTAGATTCATGTCTGCCATGCCAGTTAACATGTGTCCTATAGCCATGTTTTCTTTTTTCTCTTTAATCCATTTCTGTCGTTTTTCAGACTTTTCCAGAAGTTCTTTAGCCTCTATTTTGGCAGCATCTACATCTACAAAACCAGTAGCAATGCAAATAACAGCTAGGCAATGCAGTTCATCTTTAGTTAAAGATATTCTGCGCAGATCATCTGGATCGGAGTAAAACATCAAATCCATACCTACTTTTGAATGCCACTCTGTGAATTCTACACAGGCTTCTGTTATTCCAATATCTTCTAGTTTACCAACAAACGCATCAAATCTAATATCGTTCATATTCCCCTCATTTATGACTAAATGGACATTTTCTTGCTTTTAAAAAACTACCAGTAAAATGTGGTCTAAAATTAGATGCTCTCTCGAGTTTTTCATATTCTAGAGAATCAACTACAATTGATTTAAATTCTACATTGTAATCATCTTCAAGACAAATCCAATGATAGAGCGGATCAAGATAATTCATCTTGATTCTTCTAATCTCAGCTGGTATCAAAAGATTAACATTAATACCATATTGATATTTAAAATCTACAACACCTGGAAGATATTTAATGTGATAGTCATTTACCAAATTATTATATGTTGGTTCAATCGCTAAAAACTTTACGTCTTTATTACAACGCACTAACCATGGTGCTTCTAATTTAGCATGCCTGAAGTGATCAAAATTATATTTTTCCGTAGCATATTGATGCTTTCCATGCTCAACAATTCCTGGAGCATTATGGTCTGCAAATTGCCAAGTATAAGATGTCTCGTTAATTTCAAGTAACACATCAGACCACAATGGAAGAATGTGACCACGATTATATAAATCTATAAATCCAGCACAAGATCTCATTGTTTGTCTTGGGACTGCCATTCCAGTTTCGTTTGGACCATAAATGGTTTTTGGAATATTCTTCCACCAGTCTGGAATGAATTGTGATGCTCTTGGAATTCCTACATCTGCAATTGTTTGTACTTTTGTAAATGCTTCAACTACTAATTTATTTTTCTTAAAGAAAAAAAACATAATTTATCTACCTCTTCCAGATGTTTTTCTTTCTGGTTTGTTGGCCATAATATTTTTCATAGCCTGTTTAATCATTCCAGTTGCTTCTTTTGCAGAATGACCTTGATCAATAAGAGATTTCTTTGCTTTTTTCTTCGATCGCTTCAGCAACTTTTTTGCTTCCCACTCTTGTTTGAATGTTGAAGGTTGTTTTTCTTCTGTCATAATATCTCCATGTTGTTGGAGCGGGATATCGGATTCGAACCGATGGCATTCACTTTGGCAAAGTGACATTCTACCCCTGAATTAATCCCGCATATTACTACTTATAAGGTGAGAGATGATACGTCAATTTGATTAGTCGCTAGTCAAAAAACAATACATGCCACGCATTGACGCAGCACACCAGCAATAAGTCAAATAAACAAGTCCACAAAACTATAACTGGGGATCAACAAACAGTGGCATTAACCTATTAACCCAGAGCAACAGTTATCTTTGGACAGATTTCAGGTCTGTAAGATTTTGGAGTATCTTTTCGAGATACGAATGCGATTCCTCTCTTATCAGCACCACCTCTCGTGGGTTTAGAGGATACCCTCTTCACCCAACAACTTTGCGTCATCAATGCTGACGCTGATCAACGTATTCACGTTGACGGACAACAACTTGTCCTGTAATTCCTGGCGTGCTTTACGCATGCCTTTGATTCTCTGCTTTGCAGCAGCCTTGGCGATGTCGCTAACGACACCAGTGGTCACCTCATCAGTGCGACCATACAAGCGAGCACTTTCAGCAGGCGCATTGCGCAACTTATCCAGTCGCTTGGTGATTTCGTCAACACTCACCATACGAGTGCGGACACCGACTGTCGTTTCCAACAGTTTGATGATGCTATCGATTTTCTCGATGTCACCAAGGATCTCACCAACACCAGCAGTGGCATTGGCAGACGCTACACTCTTACGAATATTGTAAAGAGCAACAGTCAATGCCTCTTTGCGAGTCATTGCATTGATATAATCTACCTCTGCAGTAGACACTTCATCTACTACGTTGGCAGTAAACTCAGACACGCTGATGGTGTCTTTTGCTTCCACAGCACTGATCGCTTTACGGATCTCTGCTTGGATTGCATTTGCTTTTCGCAAATTGATTTCCATACTCAACTCCTTCAATTCAAGAATAATATTCTACAATAATAATTGCTGCAAGACAAGTTATGCTGCTCGATGAATAGCCCATTTTAGTCTGTCTGCAGCATATGATGCTGCAAATGCGCGTGGTTTAACCATTGGAATCACATTACACATACCACGAATATAACCAACTGCCTCATTTATAACGCAAGATGAACCATGCATCTCATTTGGATTAATGTCCAGATGCACTTCAACATTTCTGTCTTCTAATACTTCGTGCAGTCTATTATACAACTCTGCAATTTTGTAAACTTCGTTCATTAGACGCATACGTGGTCGATCTACTTTTTGATCATAGTCTCTTTCACGCTGGACTTCTCCAAAAATTTTACATCCATGTTTACCATCGATATGAACTACAATAGCCAATGTATAATCTGCATACCAGTCATCACCGATTAAAAATCTTTCAGAATCACCACCAATATAAATTTTTGTGTTAGGTGATTGAGACTCGATAAATGTTTTGACTTCTTCGATATTAATTGGTTTCATCATTTTTCCTTAAAACAAAATTGATAACAACTCGAGTTTCTGTTTTTCTTGGAGGAGAACTTGCATGTAATATATTTGAATCAAAAATAACAACAGCACCTGCTTTTGGAGTAACTCTTTTGATAATATTCATTGTATCATCAAAGAAGAATGTGTCGCCATCAGAATCATTAACATAGTATAACACACTAACAAATCCATCTGGTGAATCCACATGCGTTAAGTTGTAGTGATCATCTGGAAATGTTTCATTTTTATAAAGCAGATTTGCCTTTGCTCTGAAAAGATTGGTTCTAGAATATCCAAATGATTCTATAATTGGCACAGCGAATGAAAAATATTGAGACTTTATTTTGCTATCAGAATATAGAACATGATTAAATTGCGGTACATCTATTGTTTTGTCATCTATTACAATATTCTTTTTAGAATCTTTATCATCTGTGACATACGATGTAAATGGCGTGTAGTACCATGCTATGTCCTCAGAACAAAACATTTCTTGCAAATCAGTATCAGTTTCTATATTATAGACTTGTATCATAATTTCATAATTTTGGAGCGGGATAGCGGAATCGAACCGCTGACTTGAACTTGGAAGGATCTCGTTTTACCATTAAACTAATCCCGCATTATTTGGCATCCCCTCAGGGACTCGAACCCCGACCAACAGTTTTGGAGACTGGTATGCTGCCATTACACTAAGGAGATATTATTTTATCCATACAAATGTATTATCAAAGACAGAAATATTTTGTTTTATATTATTGATCTTTCTAAACTGATCAACTGTTTCTTTAATACAATCGTAATCATGCCCAGAAAATATACCACCAGATTTAACTTTAGGATACCAATTTTTTAATTCATCTAAAGCGTGGTCTTTGTTTATGTATGAATCTACGAAAATAAAATCTAATTCATGATCTGGTATTAAATCGAGAGCGTTGACAGAGTAATCTTCAACAAAAAGAACTTTTTCTTGTTTACCCGTTGACATAATGTTTGTCAATGCCTGTATCTTAACTTGCATTATCATATCAGAGTCAACAACCATACTTTCACCATCAATGGTATCAACATATGGTTTATATGGATCGATACCATAAAGAGTTTTAATTCTTGGACAGTTATCTAACAAAGTGCAAAATGTTTGTGCTGTCCACATTCCAATTTCTGCACCGATTAATTCATCTCTTTGTATCATATTGATCAAATGAATTAAACTTTGTCCGTCTGATTCTCTATAATTTATCATATATCCTTTGGTGCTCCAGGAGAGACTCGAACTCCCGACTTACTGATTACTAATCAGTTACTCTACCAACTGAGTTACTGGAGCTAAATTGGTATCCAATGATTTATATCATTGATATGTTTTTGTTGTAACATCTGTGCTGGGACGATATCAAATGCAACAGTTATCCTAGGATAGTCTTGTTGCCAATCTGAACTTCTATGAATATCTTCACCACTTCTACTTATAACAAATAAGTTGTTTTGACTATCAATACGAATTTCTTTTTCGTTTACTCTATACAAAGTGTAAGAATCTGGTTCTACATCTATACAATAAAAACCATGCCAAGAATAACATTCTTTTGGCCAGTGGGCATGCCAATCTATGTATTGATCTTTAGTATACACATTTAACCAGCATTGAACAAAATATTCTTCGAATGGATGATCTTCTAGAGAATAGAAGAAATCTTTTATCTCTGTATACAATTTATGCATACCAACATAAGGATAAAGCAGATAATTGTATTGATTAAACTTTTTAGAAACAGATGGTGCTACAATGTCTCTGTATTTTTCATCAACATTTTCAAAATGTTTTTGAATAAAGTCATGCATTAAATATGCATTTTGTTTCTGCTGAGTTAAATCAAGGTTTACTAACCTAGTGTAAACATAATTATCAAAACAACTAATTTGCATTTTTTATCCTTTGGTGGAGATGACAGGGATCGAACCTGCGACATTCTGCTTGCAAAGCAGACGCTCTCCCAACTGAGCTACATCCCCATAAAATCATATGCTCCACAGGCTGGACTCGAACCAGCAAGACCGAAGGAAGACGCATTAACAGTGCGTTGCAGTACCAATTATGCTTACTGTGGAGCATATGATTTTATTATTTTCTTTTCTTACCATTTTGTGGCACGAATGCATCAACATGTCTGTTAAACATTTGAACCAAGTTAGGTAAACTTTTATCGTACCCTGTTTGTTTAACAAACTCTTCAAAACCAACATTAGAATAAATTTCATAATATTTGGTATACATATCAACAAACATCTTTTTGTTTATTTCTTTCTTAGAGACTTTCTTGGAGATAGATTTAATAGATCTACCACGAACCCATCCATCTGGAATAGATTGAGAAGATTTTATTTTCTTAGCTTCCACTCCATTACATATCCATATTGTTCCATACTGAGAGTTTAATTCTCCAGTTTGGGCAGCTGACATTGCAACACTAAATGCTTCTCGAACTTTTCCATACCACCTGTTAGTTAATTTTCTTTCATCTTGACCAATACACATAACAGCAACTGCTCTGACTAATGGTAGATTAGATGGGTAAATTTTAACTAAAAGTAGATGAGCAATAAAATGCTCCCTAGCAGTTAAAGAAACCAAATTAGAATTATCATCAGAACCACCCATACACTTAGGAACTATATGGTGCTTTTCTGAATATTCATCTAAACATCTAGATCTGGCTTTTTCTATTAATTTTTCGTAATGTTTTTTATAATTCATCTGTTAATCCTCTAACTATATTTAGTCAATTAACAGTTTTACTTTGGTGCCCTAAGAGAGACTCGAACCTACGACCCTCTGCTCCCAAGCAGATGCACTACCTCTGTGCTATCTCGGAATGTTCTTTCTTTTATAATAATTATCAATATCAAAAGTATAATAATCAGTAATGAAAGGAAGTGCGTTCAAATTTTTTAGATATGGCACAACCTTATCATTATAGTAAGAAGACAAATATTGATCTTCTGGATCAGTTTTTTTCTCCAAACGTAAATCTGGATAACAATTTTGATAGATTCTATCTCTTATGTCAAATCCATCTTTACTAGTTTTATAATTTTCTATAAACTCTTTATCTCTTATGTAGGATAAGAATGTTTTATCTGTTGTGAAATTATATAAAACACCTTCATTATTTTTAATAAGCATAGCTGGATGATGTCTCATGTAAATCTTATTGCCAGCATCGTGCACAATTTTATATTCAGAGCCACAACCAGTCAAAAATACACCATTAAATCCAGCGTTCTTTTCTTTTTCTATAACAGTTTGAATATAGTAACAAACTAAAGCTGGATAAACAAATCCTTTGTTAAATGCTAAATGTTTTACCTGTTCAAAAAATATTCTTCTGTTAAGATAAATTCTTTCTTGTTCTATTTTATTCGATAGACAGAATTGTTGGCTAACGATAGAATCATAGTCAGTGAAATCTGATTTAAAACATGTAGTGATTGCTTTAAATGGAGTACCTAACTCCATTAATGTTCTTGCCAATAACCTACTATCATTTCCACCACTGAACAGCAATATAACATCTTTTTTATGTGTGACAGATTCAACAAAATCTATCATTTCTTCTTTAAAAGATTTTAGATTTTGTTCAACTGCTTCATCAATATCTATATTGAATCTGTTTATATGTTCCCAAGTAAATTTCATATAACCTTATATCTGGTGCCCCAAGAGAGACTCGAACTCTCACGCACAAGGCACTGGCTTCTAAGACCAGCGTGTCTACCAATTCCACCATCAGGGCATAATTTGGTCGGAGTACAAGGATTCGAACCTTGGACCTCTTGCTCCCAAAGCAAGCGCACTACCAGGCTGTGCTACACTCCGAAATTTTAAATCTGCAAAAGCAGATGATAAACTACGATACCTAAACAAAAGAAACCAATATAGTTAAAAATTTCTTGTTTTAACATCGCACTTCCTTTCATTAATGGTGCTCCCTGACAGAATCGAACTGCCATCAGAGGATTACAAATCCACTGTAATACCATTATACTAAGAGAGCAACTTACTACTTATAACTGGTAGCGAGGGCAGGAGTCGCACCTACGGAGGTGAGCATATGAAACTCACTTGAATTCTCATTCTCCTCGCAGACTTGGCGGTCCATACGAGAATCGAACTCGTCTCTGTGGCGTGACAAGCCACTATTCTAACCGATGAACTAATGAACCAATTCTGGTGGGTGCTTAGGGACTCGAACCCCATATGCCATAAGACGCCTGATTTACAGTCAGGTGCAGTAACCAGTTCTGCTCAACACCCATTAGTTTTGCTGACTGCACTATTTGCTATGACTCATATGCTTTACTCGAGTTTACATCTTATCGTCATAGTTACTCAGGCATGATCAAGCCCATGGCTTACAATCAGCAAAACTAATGGTACACGATAGGGGAATCGAACCCCTCTTCCTGCCGTGAAAGGGCAGTGTCCTAACCGATAGACGAATCGTGCATGGTGTAGAGGAAGCCCCTTGGTGCGTAAACCTATCCCATCGCATCTCTACAAAACTACTCAACAAGTAGTCTCCCAACTGGTGTCATTACTGTGAGGTATAACTCACTGATAACACCATCATACTCGCCTCATGCTCCGTATTTACCGTAGACTTAGAGAGGACTTTCAGAACAGAAACATAATTCTACATCAAACAATGTTGCATGTCAATAACTATCTGGAGCACAGGGTGAGAATCGAACTCACGAACATCAGTTTTGCGGACTGCTACCTTACCATTCAGTCACCTGTGCACTGGTGGGTCTGCTAGGAATTGAACCTAGACTCAACCGATTATGAGTCGGCTGCTTTACCATTAAGCTACAGACCCAATTAATGGCGCGACTGGCAGGAATCGAACCTGCGACCCACTGCTTAGAAGGCAGTTGTTCTATCCACTGAACTACAGTCGCAATTTGGCGGAAGCGGTGAGATTCGAACTCACGGAGACATCTCTGCCTCGACAGTTTTCAAGACTGTTGCAATAAACCAGACTCTGCCACACTTCCATAAACTTTGGTGCGAATGGTCGGACTCGAACCGACACGCCTTTCGGCGAGAGATTTTAAGTCTCTTGTGTCTACCTATTTCACCACACTCGCAATAAACTAATTATACATCAACAAATCTTGCATGTCAATTATGGCGGAGAGTATAGGATTTGAACCTATGCGCCCATTTCTGAACGAGGGATTAGCAATCCCTTGTATTAACCACTCTACCAACTCTCCAAAACTTGGCACCCAATGAGAGAATCAAACTCCCAACTCAGCGTTCGTAGCACTGCGTGATATTCATTTCACTAATCGGGTATGGTGCATCGTAATGGTTTCGAACCACTGACCCTCTCCTTGTAAGGGAGACGCTCTACCACTGAGCTAACGATGCATAAAACTTGGTGGTGATGGTTGGATTCGAGCCAACGACCTACTGCGTATGAAGCAGTTGCACTACCACTGTGCTACATCACCATGGTACCTGATAGTGGGAACGATCCACTGACCCTCGCCTTATCAAGACGATGCTCTACCACTGAGCTAATCAGGTATAAATTGGTGCAACCCACAGGGATCGAACCTGTTTCAATGGCTCTTCAGACCACCGCTATGACCACATCAGCTAGAGTTGCATGGGGTATCGTATGAGAATTGAACTCATGATGACGGAATCACAATCCGTAGTTTTACCACTAAACTAACGACACCATTGACCATATTGAAACACACTACTGAGTCAGGCGACTGTGCAGCCGAACGTGATCAGTCCTCTCCGCGGATGCTCGATGTTTTGAGAGCAGTGCGCTTCAATATGGTGCGTCCAGAAGGATTCGAACCTTCGACTCTCTGGTTAAAAGCCAGATACTCTACCACTGAGTTATGAACGCTTGGCAGGGGTGCTGAGAATCGAACTCAGAACGCATGAATCAAAATCGTGTGTGATACCATTTCACCACACCCCAACAGAAACTCTAATTGTTAAAGAACTATAAAACAAAAAACCCTCTGGATTTTCATCTCAGAGGGTTTGGGAAGTATACAGATACTCGTCTATTTACTCGCCAAACCCCCACTATCATTTCTAATCTCATATCCAAACTGTGGGCGTGCGCATGTCCAGCCACTTGATAGTGGTAGATGCTTCGCTAACATGGATACGGATCTTAATTTCATAGTAGAATGTATTATTCCCTAAAAGTGATTATTTGTCAAGTAAATAACCATACAAGATGTAAGGTTATACTCTATTTAGTCAAAAAATATCTTTAAATTTGTTTTTCGTGCAAATATAATTTTGTTTGTCCATCAATATCATTACTAAAGTAAACTCCATTTTTTTCTATGTTATCAACATATCTGTAATGATTGATTGGTAGATTAAAATCTTTGCAATAATTTGGATCGATATCAAAGATTACAGAAATTCTATCTACATCACCAACATTTTCTGCCCAATGTAGTTGTTTGTTATCAAACCAGAACAATGTTCCTGGAGTGATAGTGAGTTCTTCATCAGCAACATAGTACTTATATGTACCTTGTATAGAAAAATGAAATCTATTTTTTCTATAGGATCTACCAAAATCATGATGCTTTACTACTTTATCTCCAGGATATAACTTGGAGATTATAATTCTAGCTAGCTCTGTTTTTAACGATGGAAATCTAGAATATAGGTATTGCATCAATAAAGGGTAGTCATTGAACATTTCTGTCTTTCTAAATTCAACAGATGGATCATCATATCTGTTGCCATTTTTTACCCATTGTTCATATGTATGATTTTCTTCTGACAAACCAACATTATATGGTCCACCAATAAGAATTACATCTTTTTCGAATTTACTTCTATTCGGAGTGCAATGAATCTTTCCATCTTTAATAAGCTGAAGATTTTTTCTCCAATTATCTGAGTTTTTAACTACAATTTCTTCGCAGATAGAAGAGACATCTAAGTTTTGTTCTAAGATTTTTATATGTTTCATTGCGTGTTAAAACTTAAAACAATTCTTTCTTCTGAGAGATTAGGTTTGTTATCTGACCCATGTTTCAACCAACTTGGGAAAATCAATATCATACCAGTTTTTGGTTTGATTGTATGAAATGACACATTAGAATCCGTCGAGAAATTAACATCTATAAAAAAAGAATATGGATTCGGATTTTGAAACACCAAGTCACTACTTTGCTCGTCTGCCTTTAAGTAGACAGCACCAGAAATTAAACTATTAGAATGTATGTGTTCTTTTAAGACACTTCCAGGATATTGTTTATTTATCCAAGATGATGTAATTTTAACTTCTCTATAACCTGTTATGCTGGTATAAAGATTGATACTTTTTTGTATCTTTTGCTTAAGATCTAAATGCCTATCGAGTATATCAGATTGTCTATCGTGACTACTAATAGCAGACCCATCGAATGCCAAATGTTCATGAGCATCTACAGAAGAAAATAGCTGAAGTGCATCAAGACAATCTTGTTCGTTAATAAAATTTTCTTGAGTGTATATCGTGGTTGGAAATATGTTTTTTATTTCGAACATTTAATTATCCAGTATCTTCTTCCACCGAAATGTGTATTGTTCCACCAAGATTCGACAACCCCATTTCTATCATCAGCATTAAATTCTACTTCTTTCCAATCATACTTATGCTGCATTGTGTTTAGATCAGGGTCATCACATCTGGTGTACTCAGCATTATTTTCTTTTAGTAGTGTTTCTATATTTGAAGAAGAAACCAATGAACCTATGTGTCCAAATGGTCCATGCATTTTTGAGGTGTATTTGTAATTTAATATTTTATATTCTGCATCACTGTCATATTTGGTAACAGCTGTTTCATATGCGATGTTATCTGCATGTTTGATAGTTCTTATCAAATCTTGTTCCCAATAATTTAAGTTATATGAGATACCAAGATGAATGATAAGATCAAAGTGATCATCAATAGACCATTTTGTTTCTTGATTTATTTGTATTGTTTTAAACTTTGAATTTTTCTTTTTGACAATATCCAATGCTTCTTTTCTTGCATCAGAGAATGTAACATCGGAACCGAGCAGGCTAAAGTAATGTCCAACATTACCATAACCACACCCAAGTTCCAATATCTTTTTACCTCTAAACCATTCTTTGTCAAAGAATTGTTCTATTTTCTTTACACGAAAGAATCTCCATTGATTGAACATTCCACCAAAATCACTTTCGCTGGAATCAAATAGAACATCATACGGATTCATTACGAATTTAATACTTTAGCACAAGCGTTCATAACTGCAGCGATACGACCAATATCACGCAATTGTTCAACAGTATAGCCCATTTTCTTTAATTCATCATAGTGTGCTTTGACACAGAAGTGACATTTACCAACAATAGATGCAGCGAGAGAATATGCTTCGAATCTTTCTTTCGTAGTTCCACCATGTGTCGCAATCGCATTCATGCGCAGTTGTGCAGGTAGTCCAGCGAGAGCAGGATCGTCTGCCATCTCAACATACGGATACCATACGTTGTTCTGTGCCATCAAACTTGCAGCAGTCATAGCAGCATTTGCATCAGCAGGTGCATCTGCGAGTAGAACACCTAACAGTTTACCATTGCCAGTTGCAGCCAATGCAGCGACGGCACAACCCATCGCTTCATCAGAATCAAGAGTACTACGCAAAAGGACAGCGTCAATGTTCAGCTTAGTGTCTTTTGCGTATTCTGGCAACGCTTCTTTAACAGCGTCAATAAATGCCATTATAGAGTCTCCCCACCTACTGTGCGATTACATGCACAAAGTTCGCCAGTCTGAAGTGCATCAAGAACACGCAGAGTTTCTTCTGGACTACGACCTACGTTTAAGTTGTTTACTGTAACGTGTTGAATAACATTATCAGGATCAACGATAAATGTAGCACGTAGTGCAGCACCAGCTGGTGCATAGAAAACACCTAGTTGCTCAATTAAAGATTTATCCCAGTCACGCTGAGTATCAGCAAACTGAATATGTCTAATCTTCGAGAGATCTTCGTGGTGTTTCTGCCATGCCAATTTACAAAATTCGTTATCTGTAGAACCAGTCAAGAGCACAGCATCACGATCTGCAAAGTCTTGGAACAGTTTATCGTAAGCAACGATTTCTGTTGGACATACGAATGTGAAGTCTTTTGGATAGTATACGATAACTTTCCACTTACCTTCGAATGATTTCTCTGTGATGTCAAAAAACTGGTCACTACCAGGATTAACACCAGTTACTACGAATGCTTCTAATTTTTCACCAACTGTTTTCATGAGGATTCCTTTATATGTTCAATTTCAATATTACATTTTTCTAAAAAATCAATACCATGTGTGTCACGATAAGTGTGACGATAGTATAATTTACTTATTCCTGCTCCATAAATCATTTTTGCACAATGAATACATGGCGCATGTGTGCAAAACATTATTGCGCCTAAACCACTATCACCACTTCTTGCGAGTTTACCGATTGCATTTGCTTCTGCATGTATTACTTCGTCTTTTGTTTTTAATGTTGGACCATCACCTTGCAAATATGGAAGCGTTGGTGTAACAATTTCTTCACAAGTGTTATCCCAACCAGATGGCATACCATTATAACCAATTGAAATGATGCGATTGTCTTTTACAACACAAGCACCAACCTTCAATCTTTTAGCACTTGATAGCTGAGCAAATCTCTCAGCTGTATCCATAAATGCATCAACCCACTTTTGTTTCATTTGGATTCTCTGCCAAACCACGCCATTTAGCGACTTCATTATAATTTTCCCAAGAACCATTTTTATACTGAGTGAACTGAGGAAAATCCCACCCAGTAGTAGTAATTTCATACCATCCATCTCGAGCAGGTTTAACTTTACCATCATGCCATTCAGTGCGTTCAGCATCAGACCACATATCGTGTAGTTCTGATTCTATCCACTCACGATGAGAATTCTCTAAACCAGCAAAATCGACAATGTCTTCTGGGAGAGAATCAATAGAACTTTCATCAGTTATATCATAGTCATAGTATTCATCACCACCATCACTATTCCACTTACCAGCATAACCCATACCACCTTCATGATAGTATGCATCAATTTCCCAACCTTGTTCAGTCAAATACTCATAAAGTGCAATTGGAGGAGACCAAGCGGTATCACAATAAATGGTCAATTCATTATCGCTATCGCGACACCAATCAATAATATTTGCATCCCACTTAGTTCCCCAGTAGTTGATGTTCCAATCATACCAATTATCTTCTTGGTCTTCTGGACGAGGACGCAGATGCTGAAATGGTTCTGCTATAGAATGACCTTCATCATTTTTCTTACTCATCTCTGCTTCGAGGGCATCAATTTTTGTTTTGTCTTCGTGATAAAGACGCATACTGTTATCGCACCAGTTAGGCATAATGTATTCCTTTCAATTAACTCATAAACTCTTTGAACAATGTAATCACGTCATCAATAGATGATGCGAATACTGCAAATTTTTGCACTTTACCATCGTCATGCGTTTTAGAATAGCCATTTACCTTCAGCCACTCTTTCATCTGCTTCTTTTGAGCAGTTAGAGATTCTCCATCAGGCAGATTGATTTCGAATGTAACTTTTACAGGATCTTCTGAATTGGGATTCCACCACCACATCATATACATTTTGTTTCGAGCATTGCTCAAAAAGAATGCAGTGGAAGCATTTAGGTTGACTTCTCGCAGACGACCACGAAATGTATCATAGTTGTCAACATACCAAGATGGTAATGCTTCGAACATATCATACTGATCGTTCTTGTAGTTTGTGAACATTGAGGACAATGACGCCATAACAAAACACTCCTTGTAGTGACCAGATACAGAATTACCATCTGGATTCAAAGTAGCAATCAAATAAGACTCTAACAAGAATGATTGCCAGTCTTTCTTGTCTTCAAATTTCTCTAAATTTTTTGCAATAATATAACAATGTTCTGGATTAAATCCCTTGTCAACTACATGAGCATAACAACGATCTCCATTTCCTTTACCAGTATAGTATACTTTACCTTCAGAGTCTATGTATTGATATACATATTGTCCAAGTGTTGCAAAAAATTCTAACGATGGCTTTTCCATAACTAATATTATACATCAAATGTGTATATTTGTCAAGCACTTTTTGCTACGGTTTTCTTTTCTTTCTCTGGTGGCGGAGGAATAATCTTTGCGTCTGAAACAAGTTTCCATGTAATCTTTGGATACAATTTGTGCAGCTTTTGATCCTTAACTGCAATTACAACTTTCGCCTCATCTGGATGTATTCCTTCCAACAATCCAATAAACAGAGTTTCTCTCTTAATCGCAGAAAGATCGTCACGCATGAACACATAGAATCTTTTAGCCTCAGCAAAAAGATTAGTTGGTGTCATCCCCATTGGTTCTGCTCCAGGTTTGAATGGTGGTTCACCTTCTGGTAAACGCATCTTATAGTCTGGCAAGAATGAATGAGCGAATACAACTTTTAGTAAGAAGTTATCTTTATATTTTTCAATACTCTTTGGATCATTATTAATCTCTTCGAGCATTTGTGTTAGATATTTTTGCATTAGAAATCCTCAATCTCATCAAGTAGCAATCGACAGCGATGTTCCATTAGATAGTTCATAACAGTCATCTTGTCGCCCTTTGGTTTATTACTTATGTACGTATCAACGATAGACTTCTTCACCTCGACTGGAATATTATCAAATGCAACAAGCACTGCATTTCGTTGCCAATTGCGTCGCTCATCGTCTGTTTTACATGCATCAATACCCTTCTCCATGAATTCAGCAAGACGCTTCGCGCTAACAGGTTTCTGTCTTTCACCTTTAACAAACACATCGTCTTTTGATAGGATATTTGGAATACCATCACCTGTGTCACCCTTAACAATATGTTCAACAGTGAAGTCCAAGATTTCTTTCTTAGATGCTTCAATGTATTTCTTCTGCATTGGTGACCACTGACGCACATTACCAGTTGAGAATGGTGCAAGTTGTAGTTGTTTAAAATCTTTATCTGAAGATAGAATCAAAACTTTTTGTGGTTCTTCCATCAATCCTTCTTGAATCAATTCATTGGTTTGTGCATATTCTGTTAGAACAGCAATGATGTCGTCTGCTTCTGCGCGTTCCACATGAACAACTCGCCAAGGAAATTTCTCTGCAATATCGATACGCATTTCATTCAGCGTATCAAAGATAAGATGCCAATCCAAATCACTGGCATCTCGATTCTTTTTGCGCGATGCTTTATAATGTTCGAAATAATCTCTACGCCAGTACTTGCGTCCATCGCAGCAAATAATCATCTCTCCATACTCTTTGCCATACTTTTTCTTGTATGACTTTAGTGTAGAAAGTGTTACATGACGAATCAGATTCTTTACCTCTGACTCTGTTCCTTTCAGTTCACGCTGGAAGGTAAGGATGGCAGCAAGTGCCACCTGACTATAATCTACAAGAATCATCAAAATGCTCCCAACAAAACACACTCTTCATTAATTCGACCATTCGGTGTGGTAGGTTTGGTCGTTAGTTTTTTAATCGCACCATTCAGTGCACGCTTACCCATTGACAATCCTTTGAAGAATTCTTCTGGTTTACGCAGTGTCATTGAGATGGAATCTTTAACATTGAATCCAAGAATTGTAGTTCCCTTAACAGATAGAGTTCCAGACTCAGCACGATAGACCTGAACTTTACGGTATTTCGTATTGTATACCCACAATTCACTTGAAGTGAGAATGTCTTCTGGTTTAATCGACTTGAGACTAAGTTCTGTAAACTCTTTCATGTATTTCATCTTGCTCACCACTTTGCTTGGTGATGCTGCTTTACGCTTGCGTGGTGCGCGAGACGCTTTGGCAGTTTGAACCTGTTGTTGGCAATCAGAAACAATTTCCTCTAAGAATTTTGCGTATGCTTTTAATTCTCGTTTGGTAAAGTTGCTGTATCCTTCGACAAGCTGTTTGTCTTCTCCGTCAATGGCTTCTCGGATTTCTTCAAGTACTGGGACAAACATGTCTCCGATTCGTTTTGCGATTGTTGCTGCGACTGAGTTTGCCAGAAGAAAATTCTTCGTTGAGAAGTTAGTCGAGCATTTGTTCGTGATAAAGTCATCAAGTTCTCCTTCAATTTGTCCAGCGAGTTCTCTCGCTTTTTCATCAATACGATCTTGAATAGAAATAACATTGGTTGGTTTGACAACCTCTATTTCTTTTTGTTTAACAACTTTATACTTATTGACAAGAGCAGTAACAGTATCAGTGATAAACTGCTTATGCTTTTCTGATAGAAACTGTTCACGCGCATCCAGTCTGGAAATAATTGCCAGTTGTCGAATCTCGTAATCAGTCGCTTTATTGATCGCAAGCACCTCTGCTTTTTTACCAAATTTTGCAAAATATTCTAGTGCAAACTTGCGCAGTTGTTTTTCAGTTGCAGTATTTGTATACCACTGCAACGCATGAGACAACTGTGACAGATAAAGTTCTTCTGTTACAGGTGGTTCGTTGCGGATTGAGTCTTTCTGAGCAGCAAGGATCGCATGACCCTTCATTCGTTTTTTGCTAACAGCCATAGGTTTGTAACCTCCATTTCATACATATATTATACCGCAATATGTAATTAAAGACAAGCAGTTTTTTCTATGTTAAAAGCAATGGAGATACGTTGTTTGGAGTTCTTATTTGGATAGACTCCATGCCTAATCCAAGATTCAAACATTATTAGTCTACCAGGAATTGGGGTTATTGTATGGTGATCTACAATTTCTAAACGATTAGAAACTCTATATTGTTCTCGTTGAGGAATTTGATCTGGAATAACAAAACATCCAGATGAATCGTCTGGTTCACAATCAACATAATAACAGCCAGACATTAACGCAGAAAAATGATAATGATCTTGTTCCATTGCGTTTTTATCAAAAACATTTAGCCAAGAAACAATTCTAAAATCATCATAATAACCAAGAGAGTTTAAAAACATAACAGAGTTGTTATAAACTTCTTCATGTAATTCTACAAGATCTGCGGTTTCCAAAAAGTTTTCGTCTTGCTTGTATGTGGTCTTAACGATTTCTGTTTTTGGTGCAGAAAGAGTATTGTTTTGTAGATACTCTAATACTCTTTGTTTAGTTGTCTCCATTACAAATGGAGAAACTTGTTGGACGCCAAGATATAATGGAGACAACTCTTGTAAAATCATTTAGTCACAGACTCATAAATCTCAACAAACTCTTCGTGATCAGCAACCTCTTGTGCTAGATTCTGTTTGTGATAAGTTTTAGCTATTTTAGAAATAATCTTCTTTGGAATCTGTAGATTTTGTGATTGATCTTTTACGATCTCACGAATCAGGTCACGCTCTGCTTCCATGCGTGTCATTGAGTTAGAGATTTCTTGAACTGCTTTCTGCAGATCCTTCTTTTGTTCAGGTGTTAAATTCATTTCTTTCCTTTATATGCCAAAGCTGCAAATAACCAAAATGCTGCAAACCAAGTTGCCAGATT